TCTATCAAGAGAAGAATAAAAAGTACGTTAATTATGGCTCAGATAATCTCTATCCATTATACCTTGTGGACTTATTTAATAGGTCGGCAAAACACAACGCTATCTTAACAGGTAAGCAAACTTATGTGTATGGTGCTGGTTTGGAGATAGAAGGAACTTGGAACTTATTTGCTAATGCGAATAGATTTGATTCTTTAGATGAGATTTTCAATAAGTGTATTTTAGATAAATTGCTTTATGGTGGTTATGCTTTACAGATTATTTGGGATAGAGTTGGCGAAAGCATTGCCGAGATTTACCACATGGATTTTAGCAAGATTCGCTCTAATGTAGATAACACAGAGTTTTATTTCTCAAATGATTGGGTAGACCCAAGAGCAAAGACTAAGTCTTACAAGGTATTTAACCCCGAAAAAAAGCAAGGAACTCAGATTTATTATTATAGAGATTATAGACCCGCAACGGCTACTTATCCTTTACCCGAGTACATTGGAGCGATTCCTTATGTAGAGTGCGATGTAGAGATAGCTAATTACCATAGAAGTAACTTACACAATGAGTTCTTTTTTGGTGGTATTTTATCGTTCAATAATGGCGAGCCTACACAAGATGAGAAAGACGATTTAGTTCGCAGATTAAATAGAAGGCACAAAGGAACTGACAATGCTGGCAGATGGATTATAAACTTTAGTGATAGAGTAGACAATGCGCCAACTGTTATTCCTATTCAACCAAATGAATTAGACAAGCAATTCGACCTACTTAACAAGCAAGTTCAAGAAGAAATATTCGTAGCTCATAAGATAACTTCGCCAATGTTCTTTGGAATTAGAGTAGAAGGTCAATTGGGCGGAAGGTCTGAAATGATTGATTCTTTTAAGTTATTTGAACAGAATTATGTAAAGCCTATTCAGCAACATTTCGAAGTATTATTTACTTATTTGGCTAATCAATCGGGAGCAACTGCGACAATAGAAGTTAAGCCATTAGAGATGTTTAAACCTACGTTCACCGAGCAGACTTTATTACAAATAGCTACACGACCTGAGATGAGAGAAATGGCAGGATTACCGCCTGAGCCTGAGGTTCAAGAGGTTCAAATGAGCAGCCAAGAATGGGAAAAGGAAATCAGAATCTTTGCGGAGTTTGGTGAAAGTGCAGATTTATACGATGAGATAGAATCTCGTAAAGTTACGTTTAGCGATGACCACTACGAATTTGAAAGCCATTTAGAGTTTAATGAAAGGGAGTTATTCGCTAAGATATACGAGCCAACAGAGGTTGAAAAGGAGTTATTAGATATAGTTAAAAAGAATCCATTGTTAAGCAAAACCGAAATCGGCAAGATAATGGGTTTGAGCGAAAGTAAAGTTAAAGAGTTGGTAGTAAACTTAGAAAAAAACAAGGTCTTAGGAATTACGGAAGGTGCTTGGAATATCTTAACTCCACCTCCATCGGCTTCGATATTAGATAGAGTGGCAAATGAGTTGGATTCTTTTAAAGTTAAGTACAAATACACTGGGCCACGTGATTCTAAAAATAGAGATTTTTGCAGAGCGTTATTAAACTTAAATAAAGTTTACACAAGGGCAGAGATTGACAAAATTAGTAGTATAGTAGATAGAAATGTTTGGACAAAACGTGGAGGTTGGCAGACTGTGAAAGGAACAGACATTCACTTGCCTTTTTGCAGACATCAATGGAGTTCGGTATTAGTTAAAAAGAAGTAATATGTTAAATGCAACAGTACTATTTATCGGGGAAGCAGCACTAAAGCAAGAGAGTGTTATTAGTGAGAATGTAGACCCAAAACTTTTGATACCTACTATTAAGGAGGTTCAAAATATTTATATCCTACCATTATTGGGAACGGCTTTGTATAACGAGTTAATAAGTCAAGTAAGTGGAAACTCAGTTAGCGCAGATAATCAAGTTTTATTACAATCATACGTTCAGCCTACAATGATTAAATATTGCGTTTATGAGTCTATGTTGGATTTAAGTTTTAAGTTTCAAAATAAGAACGTGGCTACTAAATCGAGTGAGTTTAGTCAGCAAGCGAGTTTAAACGATATTCGATACTTAATGGATAAGGCAATTAATAGGGCGCAATATTACGCAGAGAGAGTTACCTTATATCTAATGGCTAATCCAAATAAATACCCTGCTTACTTAAATCAAGGTAATGCAGATGTATCTACTATCTATCCAACTGCAAGAAACTACTCAAATGGAATGTATTTAGGTGGCGAGATAGATTGTGATGAAATACCTGCAAGGATAAAATATCAAGGCAACAACCCAAAAAGATGGTTATCATGAGAAAATCAGGAAGTAAGAATAAAACAAACGTAGAGAAATTAAAACAATTTGTAAAGAAATATGAAGGTCACTTTAAATCAGTTGATTGCCAAGTTGCAAACAATAGCAAACAATCACGAGCAAATAAATAGTTTTTTCTTTGGTGATATTGCTGACTTAGGAACGGAAAGTCCTATGCAATATCCCGTTTTATTTGCTGATGTAGCACCTTCAAACTTTTCTTACAAGGTAATTGCGTTGAATTTTCAACTTATGGTTATGGATATCGTTAAAAAGGATTTGTCTAATGAAAATGACGTAATGAGTGACACTTTGCAAATGATAGAGGATGTAATCATTGAACTAAGGAATCCGAGTGAGATATTTTTAATTCAAGATTCCATTACTTTAACCCCTTTTATGGATTCTCAGGGCGATGAAGTAGCGGGGTGGACTGCTAATATAACACTTAATGTTCCAAGCACATATAATTCATGCGCTATTCCTTCAAATTAAAATAATAACAAAATAAAATATTTAAAGATATGACAGATTCAAACAAGATTTTAGGTGGCAATGGAATGCGTTTAATTGATGCAGCTACCACAGGACATAGATTTTTCTGCTTAGTAGTTAATACTGAGTGCGTGTTAAGCGTTTTAACAAGCGCAGGCGGTCAAAACTTGCTTTCTCAATACAATCTATCAGGTAAAACTTTGAGCGCAGGAACAGTTATTCCTATGTTTAATGGCGACCCAATCGCAGCAGTAACACCATCAAGCGGAAGTGTAATCGGTTACGGATTTAGGGAGGTTTAAATATGGCTATTGGAATAGGCATAGGAATCCCATTTGGAAGGCGCAGAGCAGGCGCAGCAATAGACGCACAAGCACAAGCACACTATAATAGAGTAATAGCAGACGGGGGAGTTGTTCCAAGCGGTTTAAGTGGCGTTAATGCGTTTTTTACCACCGTTAAAGCTATCTACGGAACTTCTGATATAACAACGGCTATAAGTGTGGGTTTAGATGCGCAAGTATTAGGTTATAAACTCGGAGCTGGTGCGGGAACAACGGCAGGACAAGCAGCGCAAAAATTGTATTCTTGTAGCGGGGCGAGTGGTGATGTAGTACAAACAACGGCAGCAAGTCAGCCGCTTTTATTGGTGCATGAAGGGGCGAATTATTATTATTCAGGCGCAACAAGTGGTAATTATGTTTCAACACCTGATAGCGTAAATGCTACATTTAGCGGTGATATTGATTTTAAAGTTAGAATTGTAAACTTTGTAAACAATCAAGTTCAAGTTTATGCCAGCAAAAGAGAAAGTAGCGGATTTGTATTTTATTCTGATAGTTTAGGAATTTTAAATGTTGAACCTTGGGGGGTGGCATCAAGCGTTGCGGTTGCTAATGGTTTTAATGGTTGGTTAAGAATGACAAAAACAGCAACTGAAATTAGATTTTTTACGGGAACTGATAGCGACACCCCAACTTGGACTCAATTGGGCTCTGCTTTTACGGGCACTTATGCTAACCCTACAACCAACACAGGGATATTTGGAATTGGTGGAATTTACAACACTTCAACTTTATCTTACTTTCCTGTATATTGTAAGATTTTAAGAGTAACAAAAGCAAATTCAATCGGAGGCGCACCCGTAGTAGACTTCAACCCTAACCAATACAACGCTGCAACAAGTCAAACACAATGGACAAGTTCAACGGGAGAGGTTTGGACTATTAATACAGGAACGGCTGCAAGTGGTTATAAAGGGGTTTTGGTTGATAGGACGATTGTGCAAGGGGACGGGGTTGATGATAGATTAACTTCTGGTACTTTAACATCTAAATCTACTTTAACAAGGTATTTTTCAATGAATAAACTTTCAAACAGTGCAAAATATTATATTGACGGCTCACCAACAAATAGGCAAGTTACCTATAATGACGGTTCGGGTGTTTGGTCATTTAGCGGTGCTACTCAAGTAGCTTACACTAACGAGCAATCACTTATACAATTATATACTTCTATTTTTAATTCAACATCAAGTTTAACCCAAATAAATAATACTAATGACACGTCAGGAACAACAGACAATTCTGCGTCAACCGCTATAAATTTATTCGCAACAAACTCAGGCTCGTTTCCTTCGAATGCAATAATAAATACTTTTATAGATACATCCAACGCAATTATAGATAATAGTACAATAAGAACGGCAATGTATAATTATATCCGTTCAATTAACAATAACGCCTTTTAATTATGTTACCAATAGAACCTACACAAACATACCCTTGCTTTTATGCTTGTAAAAATGAAGCAGAGTTTCAAAGTTTAGATACTCAAGCGTGTGAAATGTTAAATTTCCCTGATGCGGGTGCAACTGATTATTGTAAGCAATTGGTAGATATAAATGGTATAATTTATTTTACTGTCAACCCTGAGGTAACTTCTTTATTTACTCAGGCTCAATTGGATTCTTGTATTCCTTATGATGATATTATTTTACCACCCCCTCCACCAATAAAATGAAAGAGAAATATTTAGCTTATTTAACAACAGGCTTAATTGCCTATTTATCCCCTATTTTAACTTCATTATTATTTGTTGGTGGGTTAGTAATGTTCGATTGGATTACGGGAGTAATTAAAGCGCAAAAAGCGGGCGAGATTAGTAGTAGAAAAATGATAAAGAAATTCTACACGGGTTCATCCTATTTAGTTGCAATTGCTGCGGTAAGATTATGTGAGGTGTATTTCGGTGATGAGATTCCATTGGTTAAGCCTGTAATTGCTATGATTGCTTTAAGCGAGTTACAAAGTATGCGAGAAAATATCCAAGCGATTACAGGTATTGACCTATTAAAGAACTTGTTTAACGTGCTTCAACGTAAAGCAGAATCATGAGAAAGATTGATTGGTTAGTAGTTCATTGCACGGCTGGTCCACAAGACCAAAAAACAACCGATATTAAACACTATTGGGCAAAGGTGCTTGGATGGAAGTCTTATGGCTACCACTACTTAATCAATAAAGATGGAAGTGTAGAGAATATTACCGACATATCTAAACCAACTAATGGCGTGAAAGGCTATAATGCTAATTCTATTCACGTTTGCTATAAAGGTGGTATGAATGGTAAGGACACTCGCACAAGTGAGCAAAAAGCCGCATTAGAAAGGGTTTTAAAATTATTAAAGGTTCAATTTCCACAAGCTAAGATTAGAGGACATAGGGACTTTTCACCTGACAAGAATGGAGATGGCGTAATAGATGCTGCGGATTGGCTAAAATTATGCCCCTGTTTTAACGCAAAATCAGAATATAAACATCTATAATGGAAACCCAAATAGAAATTCCATACGAAATACCATTTGAATATGATGAACAATATGGATGGGAATGATGAAGAACAAGAAGTATTTTATGAGGATTACGACACAAGGGCTGAAATAATTAATCAGTGCTATTATGCTTTGAGTTCAATCGAATTTCTTGACCCATACGACAAGAAAGGTCAAGCGCAAAAGAATAGAATAAAACAAAGAGTGTTGGATGTTTTAGACTACTACGTCTCGGAGATTCACGCTGAAATATTTGACGAAACCAATGAAGATTAACAAAGCTAAATTAGCCGAGGAGGTGTTATTAGAAAACCCAAAAATCACGGCAAATCGTACACTTGCAAAGATATTGCAAAATAAGTACCCAGTAATATTCAAGGACATTGAAGATGCAAGGGGTAGAATCAGATTTGTTCAAGGCAAA